GTTTTACCAGTGCTCGACTCACCAGCGATAGCAGTAATGCGATTACTAGAAACACCGCCAAAAATAGACCCACTAACGAGTCCATTAAAGATGTAAGATCCTGTGTCAATGAATCTTTCAGTTTCGTCAATGTCTGACGCAATCTGTGTGTATTCATCTCCAATCTCTTTTACTATTTCTTTTAAGAAATCCATAATAATTTAATCAAAAAACATCGGTTCCTTATATTATATCATAAAGAACCCAAAAGTATAAGGCCAAAAGCAACAAATACCATGATTCCCATACTTATAACTGTATAATAGAACCAAAGTGGTATTTTGTCATCATTGTTTGGTTTGTGATGTTCCATCTTGTGTCATCCAATCAAGAACTTCAGTTGGTAATTTACCCACTCTAGGATCAGAATCCTTTACTGTGTGGGGATCCATCTGACCTTTGGGGAGATATGTAAGTTCACGAAGTGACCTAACAGTGGGATCACTTGTAACATTAGTGGGCAATCGTCCAAGAGCGACATTATCATAGTTGAGTTGATGTCTGTCAAATGTAGCAAGTTCATATTCCTCCGTCATAGATAAGCAATTAGTTGGACAGTATTCTACGCAATTACCGCAGAAGATACATGCTCCAAAGTCAATCGAATAATTTCGTAATTCTTTTTTCTTTGTTTGTTTGTTCATCACCCAATCGACTACTGGGAGATTTATAGGGCAAACCCTTACACATACTTCACATGCAATACACTTATCAAACTCATAGTGTATGCGGCCACGATACCTTTCAGAAGGTATGAGTTTCTCATATGGATATTGCACTGTCACAGGTCTACGACCCATGTGGTCAAGAGTTACAGAAAAACCATCATACAAATACTTCGCAGCATTTTTAATTTCTTTTAAGTAACTTAAAACCTGATTAAACATTATCCAAATGTATGAATGTTGTAAGACTTACGAACTGGTGGATACTTTGGTTTAGGTTTTGCCCTAACTGCTTTGTATATCCTCAGTAATTTTTCCGTGGTGATTACCATGTCTTAGGATGTGTATTAATATCACCACTATCAATTGTAGCATGATCTACATGATCAATATGTTCAATATGACCATGATCAATACTTATATGAACATTACTTTCTAGAATGGTAGCAATACGCTCCAGACTGTTAGCAATACGTTTAACATCTTTGTTAAAATCAGTCACGGGTTCATAATTCATGGGTCAAAGGCTCCAAAAGCAAGAATAATAAGAATGAAGATAGAAAGGTAAACTGCTGCGTGAATGATCATCGTTTTACATCATGAGCACATCCATCACCAGTGTAATCATCACTATCATAATAACCACCTTTTGTACCAAAGTAAAGTGTTAATGATACAAAAGGAAGTGCTGAAAGTAACAAAACTGTCCCTAACATCATCTTCCTTCTGGTGGTGTGTTAATACCAACCAAATATCCAATCACTACACCAGCCGAAAAGATTACAGACTGATATAAGAAACTAGACATTGATGTAAGAATAAAGTCCATTAGGTAAAAAACAATTCTAAGTTTACAGTTTTTTCGACATTCCACCCAATCGCATCAAGAACTGCTTTAAGTGGTTCTACAAAACTCTTCTCGAATTGTAGATCATAATCTATGTATTTGTCAAGACCAAGTTCGGTAGGAAAATCCTGTATGAAGGAGATAACATTCTCTCGGATAATGTTAGGTTTCTTCAAATATAAAAACTTAATCTTCTCACCGTTTCCAATTAAGGAATACTTTTTATCTAACTTGTTCTCCTTTATATAGTGATTAAACAAAAGTGCCCCACGACAATGTATCGGTGTGCCCTTAGAATATATGTCTGTATAGTTATAATATTTCTTTACATCTGATACTGTGCGAGGGAATGCAATCTCCTCTGGGGGAAGTGATTTGAACTTGACTCTACAGTCATCAATAAACTTAATTACATCCTCTTCTGTTCCATTCATCATCAACTTAAGTCCATCTTTAATCATGGTGCGACAAGGTGCAGGAGTTGATGACTTGACTGCCTCAATACCCATCATCTTTAGTTTAGGTTCATCATATCTAACTCCCTCACTATCCCATACGTTTAGAATATATCTTTTCTTTGCTGTCCAAATACCACGTTCAGCAATATTCTCACGTTTCATGAACATCTTCTGATCATATGCATTCACGTACGAGGCCAACGTTTCGTAAGAACTCTCAATAAAAGGTTCAAATTTGTTTTCACACACCTTGTTAAGGAACGTAACAACGCTTTGATTAGTCTTCTCTCGCCCTTCGTATACAGCGTCAACCAAAGGGCCCAGATTGAGGTAGATACTATCAGTATCACTAGCAATAACATAATCAACATCCTCCGTGTTTAGAATTTCATTAATCTTTTGATTCATCTTGTTCTCAATCCAACGGATTGATACCTGACCAGATAAAGTAATCGCCTCCGCATTTGCCAGTTTGTAATAGCGGAAGTATTGATTACCAATAGCACCATAGGCACTATTCAATTGAATCTTTCTTGCCATCTGTATATTGTTACATCTAGCAATCTCTTTCTCAAGTTTCTTTGTGGGGGTTTTTTCATATGCCTGTTTTGCTGCAAGCATCTTCTTCTTATAAACTGTGCGATCCTTGTATATCTTTTCCATAATCTCTGGAAGAAAACCACGAACGTCCTTTCGATACATTGCTCCATTAGGACAGACCGCACTATCCTGATGAAGTTCAAAGTTTAGTTCTTCCGAAAGGATTCGATCAACCGAAGCTGTTGGGTGTCGTTCATCCTTGAGGGTTTCAGGGGAAATATTATATTGCATAATAAGGTGAGGATACAGAGAATTAAGATCGAACGAAACCACCCAATCATATTTTCCGGGAATCGGTTCTTTGACATAAGCACCTGCGTATTTTTCATTCTTGTTAGACCTGTTCTTTGGAGGAATAACAATATTTCTTTTCTTTAAGTAGTTATAGATTATTGTGTCCCACATACGAACCTGTGAAAACACATCAACATAGTTTGCCTTTGCGTCATATGCCATTGTGATTGCAAGTTCAATCAACTTCATCTTGTCCTCAAGACGGTCAACAAGTTCTACGTCAATGATGTTGTATTCTACAAACTTCTGCCAACCTTTTGTATAGAAGTCTTTGAATGTATCAAACTCTGAGTGATCAAGTTTCTGCTGACCAAGTTCAACCTTTGCAATGTAATCCAGACGATATGATTCTTGTGCCTTGTAAGTAAACTTCTTGTATAGATTAAGATAATCAAGTTGAGTGATACCGCCAACATCATATGCAATATTCTTACGACCTGCAATATAGATTTCATCTTCAGTTACTAGACCCCAAGGTGAAAGTCTTTTCATCAACTTCTCACCAAGAACTCTTTCAAGTCTACGGGATAGATATGGAATATCATATAGTTCAATATTCCAACCAGTTACAACCTCTGGTGTATTCTCTTCCATCATCCACCAGTTAATAAAACCATTTAGAAGTTCATACTCAGAATTGTATGACTTGTAAATGACATTATCTTGTTTGTTATTAAATGGGCCTTGCCCCCAAGTGCGAATCTGTTTTGTTGTATAATCCTGTATTGTAATAAGTAATATTTCTTCTGCTGCAGATTCTACATCAGGGAATCCATTCTCAGACTTCACCTCAATATCAAGAGTGGTCAACTTGATCTTACTAATATCAAACTTGACTTCTTCTTCGGGATACATCTCAGAGATGTACTGATAGATATATCTGTCATTTCCATACACACTAAAGTTTTCTACACCATCATATCTTTTGATAAATTCACGGGACTCACGCACAGTTCCGGGATTGACTGGTTCAACATAATCACCTGTCAATGTTTTGTACTTTGATTTTCTTTTAGACGGAACAAAAAGAGTAGGATAGAACTTCTCACGAGTCATGAAATGTTTACCATTATCATAACCACGAACAAGAAAGTTATCACCTACTAATTGTACGTTAGTGTAAAACTTCATTGGGCAATCACATCAAGATACTTTGATAGTATAGCAGATGTTGGAGCAACTATTGTCATGATACTGTCAGAATGTATCATCATTTCACTCTGTGCAGTAAAGTCTAACCATGATGCCATATCATAATCATTATTATTATTTTTTGAGATAACTTCAGTCATCTTTACTGGATTGATTAATTTACAATCAGGGCCACCGAGTTCAGTGTCAACTTCCATAATCTCAGATATGATGATATCACCATTCTTGAGTAAAAGACATTTAATTTGTTCCTGCATTGATCTTTGCGTTATACATGTTTACAACATCCTTAATAGGATTAACTAGAGCAACAACTTGATTAAGTGTTACTGGAATTTTGTCATCATCTGCAACTGTGATCCAGTTAGACAATGTAACTTCAACTGAAGCTTCACCACCCTTATCCTGCTCTAAAAAAATAGGAGCATTGTAACTAAGTTTTTGTGGTTTTTCAAACAGATATGCAACTGCCTTATCACCTGATAATACTTCAGTCACATCTGCAATAATTTGATCACCCGATTGAAGAAGGGCAAGTTTTACAGCCATTTTATAATACGATCTATATTAATTATACCACAACTTCTCCAATTGTCCAACAATCGTTTCCAATCAAACTCATTGCATCATTCACATGTTCTTTAGAAACCACTATACAATATCCAATTCCCATATTGAAAACTCTCCACATCTCCTCTTTTGATATATCACCTGCTATCATAATTTTGTTAAACACATCTGGTATCTTCCATGAGTTCCAATCAATTAATGGTTGCAACCCTTTTGGCATACACCTTGGCAAGTTTCCCGGAATACCACCACCTGTAATATGTGCCATACCAAGAATAGGAATTCTTTTTGTAAGATATTTAACTAAAGGTGCGTAGATACGTGTAGGTGTGGCTATTTCTGGTATGTCTAAAAATGCAAGTTTATGTCTCCATATCAATTCATTTATTAAACTAAAACCATTGCTATGAATCCCACTACTTGCAATACCAATTATCTTATCACCCTCTTTAATTTTACTACCATCTATTATCTCATCTTCTTCTACAACTCCTGTGCAAAAACCTGCAAGATCATATCTCATAGAGGTGTACATACTAGGCATCTCAGCCGTCTCTCCTCCTATCAAAGTACAACCTGACATGACACATCCATTAACAACACCTTCTACTATTTCCTTTAATTTATCTTTCTGCAATTTACCAGTAGCAATATAATCTAAAAAGTATAATGGTTCTGCTCCACTTGTGATTACATCATTCACGCACATTGCAACTAAATCAACACCTACGTTATAATGTTTATCCCATATCTGTGCAATTTCAAGTTTAGTTCCCACACCATCTGCACCAGATACTAATACTGGTTTCTTATATTTCTTAGGTATTTTCATCATACCGTTGAAACCACCAAGTCCACCCACGACCTCTGGCCTGTGAGTGGACTTGACTGAATCTTTAATACTATCTACAAAAGCATTTCCTGCTTCGATATCTACACCAGATGATTTGTAATCCATATAATAAGTACAATAAACTTATTATATCATAGAACTACTTTTTTGCAATTAGTTTTTTTCTTAGTGCGTTTGATATCACTGATAGCATCTTTGATAACGCTAAAGGGGGTTAATAGTTTCATAGATACTCCTTCTTAGCATGGTGGTCTGGTACAACTTTTTGAAGTGTTACAGTTAATAATCCATCTTCAAGACTAACATCTTTGACTTCAGTATCATCTGATAGTGTCCAAGATCTTGTAAATGATCTTTGTGCTAATCCTCTATGTGCATAATCTGTATCTTCTTTGATTTCTTTAGAACCTTCAATTGTTAGTTTACCATACTCTGTGTAAACTTTAACTTCTTTCTTCTTAAAGCCTGCTAGTGCAACTTCTAATCTTGATTCATGATTAGAAATGTTTATTAGATTATATGGTGGATAACTGGGGTTTAAATCACCATTAAAAAATCGATCAAAATAATCATCTAATCCTATGCTGTTCTTTGAAATCTTATCAAACAATTCTGGAAGATTTGCAGCATGGTATCTTTGTAGAGCATTCATAATAGTTCTCCTATGTAAGCGAGTTTAGTTTTTGTCCCCGAAGGCGACACTACTATTTATACCATAAGACACAAAAAAAGGGGGTAGTATTTACCCCCCATCATCTATGCTGCTGTATACGAGTACTCAACATTAAGAGTTGAATCTATACCATCGGTATCCTCTAATACCTCTTTTGCATCGTCACCCATTGTGACTAATACTTTCATGTTATCATTCTTTCTATCTTGTGGTAATGCACCCAAAACAACAACTGGGAAAACTTTAACACCCATTTGCTTAAACACTGTTTCCCAATGCTTGAATCTTGCAAGGATTTTCTTTCTCTTTGTTGAGAAGTTTTGTTTCTTAGTCGGTGCACCACAATGACAAATAACGTATGTTTTTTTACCAGTTTCGACATACGTTTGCATTGCATTCATTACAACCCTCCAGTCGTAACCCTCTTTCATAAGGACTCCATACATGCCACGTTCAATGTCATATGATTCACCGATAACATAATCCTCTTTAGAGTGGTTATCAATCCAATCCTGAGCTTTTGGTGCAGAGGTGTAGAGTATGTACGGAAGTTTAACATTTAACTCTTTTAAGACTTGAGGAATCACACGATTCATAGTCTCCTTTCTACGGTATGGATATACCTTTTTAAACTTTGCTATGATCGCATCGACATTTTTCTCTATCTTACCTTCATTAACTTTTCCTATGAGGAACTTTCTCATATCAACTTCCTCATTCACTCTTTTCGGAAGCATTTCATTTTCTTGTGCTTGCACATCCTCAAGTGCATCCTCTGTTCCTTCGAGAACAGTAAAGAACCAACCCTTAGTTCCTAATAATCTAAGAGCCTCAGATCTTCCATATCCGTAGACAAGTTTCCAAGGTTTAAGATATGCTTTACCTCTGTAAACTACTGCAGGTGTATATTCTTTCTCATCAACTTTTGCAGAAAAAGATAATCGAAGTGCTTCAATTTCTTCTGCAGAATGTGGTTCTTCTTTAGTCGTGTTTCCGTCAATGTCATCAATGTAGACATCATCCCAATTCAACCTTATAGTGGGTTCTGTTGATGGTGAGATAACATCCAGATGTGACCAGTCTGGAACTGGGATATTATTAATATCAGCGTTCTCAAAATACTCTGATGGTGTTGCCATGATTGTCTCCTAAAACTTTTGTTTATTGAGTGGAATAACAAACCTTAAATGGAGTGTTAGACCTGTACATATTTAGTATGGCATGACTTTTTTAATTTGTCAACTATTCGGTTTCCTCTACCTTTTTCTTTTTAGATCCAATATTATATTTTGTTTCTAAAATCCAGTCACCCTTATCCTTAAAAGATAAAACTTTTATCTGATTAAGTGGTGCTACATCCTGAATAATATCTGAACTAACTATGCCTACAAGGCCCCAATCTACAAGTAACTGTGCTATACGATTCCTACGTTGTACATCATTAGATGTAAGATTTGCATGCTTACCATCCAATGCAAATAATTCTTTGAAGTGTACTAAAAAATATCTACCCTGTTTATGAAGAATATGACAGGACTGATAAATCTTTTTCTCTTTTCTGGATGCTACACCTATACGTGTCAGAGTCTCTCTCACCTTGAGAAAATCATCTGGTTCATTTAATGTCACTTCGACCATCTGGTCAGGATTCCATTTCACTTCTGGTTCCTTAAGAACACTCATTGTCTTCCTCCAATATCAAGTTTAGATTTAATAAAATTCAGTTGTTCTTTTGTAAGAATTTTTAGAATCTGTTCCGCTTTAGCATTACTACATTCATAGTATGTCTTGACACTATCAAGGTTCTTGATCTTGTCTTTACGCAACCAAGGAGAAAATCTTTTCTTCTTCCTCACTATATGTATAAGAAAATCATGTTGCATCTTTTTTGGTAAAAAAGGATACTTATTCATCTCATTAGCAAACATCACAGTGTCAAGATGTCCTGACAAACACTTGTTCACAATGAAGGGAGGATACTCTTTTTCGATTGATGGATCTTCATCAATCAAGTTCTTTTTGTTAAGGTTGATTGAGTTCAACCAATCTTTCAATTCTGCCATAATAATTAAAAATCAAATTTGTACGCAAGGGAAACTCTAAATCCATTATAATATCTATGTGGTGCATCTGCATAATGAATCATATTTGATGGGAAGGTTACTGCTCGATTTGGTTTGTATCCAATAATTTTTGTTGGTTCATTACCATCTTCTGAAAAGATAAGATGACCCTGCCAAGCTAATTCCCATTGTGGATTTGGATAATACAAAAAAGTAAAATCACCGTCATCTTTATGTGGGTTGCCACACTGCCCACAACTTTGACCATTAGCATATATTCTTCCTATTTTATAATTGATATTTAATTTTTGACATATTTTTTCATAAAGGAATTCACTAAAAAATTTTTCTTCTTCCAGTTTATCCATATGCCAAAACCAATGACCAACATTTCCACCATCAGGAGACCATCTAGGTCTTAACATTATATCCCAAATTTCTTCTCTGATTTGCTCTGAGAAGAAATCATCATAAATTTTTACATTCATCAGATAGCCTGATCACGTTGATCTGTTCTTTCAAAAAACTCTTGTAAAGATGATTGCATCTGTCCTTTATTTTCTTTCGGATCTAACTTATTATAACCCTTCTTCTTTTTCCAATCACCATACATTGCTTGAAGATGCCATGAATCTGTAAGACTGTGAGGCCCATTTTCAAGTAATTCGAGTTCCCTTTTATCACTGGTGTAACTCTTGTATTCATTTCTCCAGTTGGAGTCATCATAAAGTTTGTTTGTCATTAGTCTTTGTTAAATGAAAAAGTTTTTCCCTTGATCTGAGATTGACCATCTGGGTTTGTTCCTTGTGGTTTGAATTTACCCACACCTATACCTTTTTTCTTGCCGAGACCACCTTTGCGTGTTGCTGATAGTGTACCACCTTTTTTGCCTGATGTCAATACAGAATCTTGTCCATATTTTTTACCTAACTTCTTAACTTCTTTCTTAAACTTTCTTTTACCCATCTTACCACTATCTATTACATGACTCCTTTCCTTCACTTTGGTTTCCTTACCAGTTTTTTCATCTTTCTCGGAATATGATCCTGTAACCTTTGTAGCACCTCTACCAAATTTGCTACGAATATCTTTATCCAAATCTTTTGCTCTTGATCTATTTTCCTTTGAAGAGAGATTAGCTCTAGATGCAGACATGACAGCAATACCTTTCTTATCTGCTTTACTTTTTATTCTTGAGAGACTACTCTCATCTAAAAATTGTTTAAATGTCTTCATCCTTCGCACTAAGTTTTAAGTATTTATTAACGAATGATTTGTATATCCTCATCCTCTGTCCATAATTCAACCTTATCTCTAAATCTACCTTCTTTCTTTAATTTGTCGTATCTTTTACCTGCCTTCTTCTTCCACCATGCAATAATATTTTCAAGATAAAACTTATCCCAATTTTGTCCACGAACTAACTCCTCCTGCTCACCAGATATAACTTCACGAACATTACCATATCCATAATCTGATATGTATGATCTTTTTCTTTGTGTAAGATTAAATGCCATATTAATAACAGAGTTAAACTTATCTAATTTTGTTTTATCTTCTAAACTATTTCTAATGATAGAAATCATCTTAGTTTGTCTCTTCATCTTCTTAGAAGATGCTCTGTTCTCTGTTAATGGTTGATTATTATTCCATTCAGAAAATGCATTATGTAATTCATGAAAAGATTCTCTATGTAATAAAGGTAAGAATTTACTATCAGTTAGACCTTTATATCTAATAAAAGGTTTTAATCCATCATACTGTGATGCTGATGTAGTAGATCCATATAAGGATGTTGTTTCAAATAATGCAATATTTTTTTCAAATACTTTGGATACTTCCTCTCTTGCATAGTGAGATACACACATAAGAGCAAGTAGTTTACCGCCAAGATAATTAAATCCAAAAGGTTGAGATGGAACAATAGCAAATCCCATTACAGCATGACGATTAAATCTAGAAAGATCTGGTGCTTTTCCTAACCAAATATTTCTAGGCTTAGAGTTTATTGTAGGTGAACCAAAACGAATAAAACCAATTATCTTTTTAGTATTCTTTTCATATATCATCCAACGTAACTCTCTACCGGGAATATTATGTTCAATCACATGAGATGACGTAGCAGTAAGATATTTGATATACATCTCCTGACTAATACTATCTTTAAATCTATCTCCAACAAACTTAACTTCAAAATCCATATCTTGAGGATGTATATCCTCATTCAAAAAAGCATCTTTATCAGAAATACCGGGTATGGTTGCCATACTCGATACTGCTTCTCCTTTTGCAAAACGCAAGTAATCTTCAATAGAACTAAAGTTCTTGAAGTAGTCAATAAATTTATCAGCAGCCCATTCTGCTTTACTTGTATCAACCTTGCTTATTACCATCATGTTTATGTTGTGGATAATCTTGCTCTTGTGCTTTCTGTGTCATAACTGGATGACGACCTTCGTGACCATGAGCAATGCCTAACTCATGCATTCTAGCATGTTCTTTGATTTCGTCCTTTAAATCTTTACCACCTTCACCAAATGTAAGATATAAACCATATCCTACTAAAGAGACTAGAGATACTACGATCCAAAAAATGAATACTCCTGTAGGTGGTAGTCCTGAGTAATCTCCATGTGGGATTACATTAATAAAATACTCCATTGTTGTTTCTAAGTTCATCGAGTTCGATTTGAATAGTGATCATTTCAGTAAGGTCTCTAACATCTTGTGACATTTGACGATAACCATTACCAACATAAATTTGTCCTGTCATTACTGCTATAGTTGCAGCACCCCAAAACAAATAATATTTGTTCGATTTAATTTGATGTTTCAATTTCGTTATTTGAGTCATTTTGATTCGGATAATAAACTTGTACAAATGATTGACACTTAGGGCAAGTGAGATTAGTTACGATAGAGTATTCCTCTTCACATCCATAATCTTCACCATCAAAATCTGATCCCCATATCAGTTCAGTATTGCAATGCCAACAGTTCATTCTACAATCTCCTCTAAAGGATATAAACTATAGAACTCAAGGCCTGCCATTTTAAAATTAGTATTAGCTTCATCATTTTCTTGACGATCAACAATTGAAACTACACGTTTAACTTCATAACCTGCATCACGAAGTCTCTTAACTGCTTTAATTGATGATGCACCTGTAGTAACAACATCTTCTAATACAGTTACTTTTGAACCTTTCTCAGGTAATGGGCCTTCGATATATTCATCTGTGCCATGACCTTTAGGTTCTTTGCGGATTATCAATCCAGTAAGTTTACCTTGATTCAAAGCAGATACCATAGCAACACCTGATACTAAAGGATCGGCACCTAAAGTAAGTCCTGCTACTGCGACTGAATTATCTTCAATACATTCAGCAAGCATGGCACTTACAATTGCCAAACCTCTTCCATCAAGAGTAACAGGTTTACAATTTATGTAATGATCTGTTTTTCTACCAGAAGATAAAGTAAACTCACCTTTTTTATAGGCATGTTTTTTTAACATCTTTAGTAGTTCATCTCTGTAAACTTTCATTTAAGAATCTCCATCCATGCATAGTATACCACAAAACCAGAAAAAATGCCACTTATTAATAGCACTATTCCAAGGATACCAAAACAATTTATTTTAAACTGCTTCGATTTTTTCTTCATTTAAATTCACATTCAACCATGATCTCTGTTAGACAGGCAAGTAGATTAATTTCCTGATCTGCTACGAATGCCACTTGATATTGATATTTAGCCAGAACGAGTACAGCAGCAGGAATAGAACTAGCGACCAAGGAATCATATAGACTATCATAAATGCGACGAAAAAGTAAAGTAGTATCATTATCCAAGTTAGTGTTGACCCACTTACGTACTTCAGAAAAGTTTTTGTCTTTAAGGTTTTTAAGAAGTTCATTTACAGATACATCAGAAAAAGAAGCAAGAATGCCAGAATCTATTTCACCACCCACAGAATATCTTTGACACTCATTTAACACTCTTCTCCAATCAGGGAAGTGTTTGTTTATCAATTCAATTATAACTTTCTTATCGTATCTGACTTTCTCTAAATCAAGTATCTCTATGATTCGTTGGAAGAATCCTGCTGCGATTGTTGGTTTGTCTCTTTTATTAACATTAAAGTCAATAACGGCACACCTACTATGGAGTGGTTCAATAATTTTGTTCTTGTAGTTGCAGGTGAAAATAAATCTGCAGTTTCTGGAGAACTCTTCAATCGACGCTCTAAGGAGGAGTTGTACGTCGGAAGTGGTATTGTCTGCTTCGTCAATGATGATGACTTTATGTTTCGACTCGCTCGTAAGAGAGACTGTAGACGCGAAGTTCTTTGCGTTGTTCCGAACAGTGTCGAGAAAACGTCCTTCATCTGATCCATTAATGACATAAAAATCTGCTCCTAGTTCACTACACATTGCTTTCGCAACTGTTGTCTTACCAATACCCGGTGGGCCTGATAACAACATATTTGGAATCTCACCACTGGATAGAAAATCCCTAAAAGTTTTTTTGATACCATCAGGGAGAATACACTCTTCAATTGTTTTGGGTCTGTATTTTTCAACCCATATAAAATCACTCATTTCTGTCCATCATAGTTTTATTTTGTATGATAATTCTATTATTATCATAATCGGGAATAAATTCAAGTATGTCTTTATGTTCCCACATCAACTCTTCATAGAGAGAGTTTAATCTTATCATATCTTCATAAAGATCGTTAACGTGTTCTTCTTCTTCAAACATTATGATACCCAATTAGGTTTACGATCTGGTATGCGAAGATAGTTATCTTTGACCCAAGGTTTGGATGCAATGTATTTCTTGTATTGAGTAAAGATATCAATACTTGTATCATACTTGAACTCATCAGGCCCCGCAAATGCAAAGTCTTTCACATCTCTGTGAATTGATAGGTCTTTCTTGGTTTGTTTAGTAAAAACTTCTCTTGCCTCCTGTATTGTTTTTGAACATGAATGTATTTTATCATATCTTTTCCAATATTCATAGCATAAGGCAACTCCGTGTGCAATTAACCACGCAGTCTTATTAATATCTTCTGCTGCCCATACTGTGCAAGGATGTCCACGGAAAGCACCTTTCTTTGTGTTATAAGGTGATCCATCTTTCTTGTGGAGTAATTCATCTCCCCAATTAAAATACCACTTGGAATAGACTACAGCCAACATCTGGCAAGTCTCAAGTGGCATCTTAACTATGTGTTTGTCTGGTAATACTTCTGCCGATTTGTAAGGGCATTGTTCAGTCACGAATACGTTCATAATGAGGTGGGATGTAATGATCGTTCCAGTGACGAATGTTACCGGCAACGATGAAACAGTTGGTGACTACAAGTTGTATGAATATAAGGGTTCGGATGATAGCAACAAAGTCTGCTTCTTTATCAGAATTACCAGACTTGTCACCAAGTGCCTTTGCCCAAATTCTCCATACTTTTTTCAACCTCTAGTCTCCTTTACATCATATTCTATCTCAATCACTCTACTTTGTCTACCCCCACTATTAGACCTTAACATTTGTTTTACATTTCCATCTAGTAAGGTAGTAAGTTCTATGATGCGTTGTATAATACGTTCTTTACTTTCACTCATTTTTTTTCTCTATAAGGTGGTTCTAATAAATGAGGCCATTTTTTATAAAACTCCTCTGCAGGTTTCGGATCATAATCAGGATGATGTGAACTATTTATTGATGGATCCCAAGGTTTCTTTGATCTATTGTTAATAACAATAAATCGATCAGCAGCAAAAGTTCCTGCTAAACTGATCTCTATATCTTCCCCATCAACCCAGTTCATACTACCATCTTTCTTGGTATGTTCCATAAGTCTTTGGATTTCGTCAATCATTTCTTGTGTAAGTTTCATAAGTATCTTGGAATAAAAGTTACTTTTTCTTGGAATTGTAATCCAGAATCTGTTTTTATCGGAGTATAATTTTTTTCACTCGGCAGTTTTCCTGTTCTCAGATAATCAACAATATCTCTACAACCTAAAAGATATGCTATTGTTTCTTTACTTTCCTGACTTGTCTCTTCCAATCTCTCGGTAAGTTCTTTCATAAGTGTCTCTAAATTATCAGTAGGTTTCTTATGTAAATCACGAGCGTATTGATTTCCATCAACGGTAAATCTAGGTTCAGCTTGTTTCATCCTTTTTTTGTTCAACTAAAAGTTCAATTTCTGTTGCTACTTTATCCATAACTTCTCTGACATTAGTTCCTGATCCAGAGGATTGATAATATGCAGATCCTTTTGGAGCATAGTGTCGAGTATGAAATGACCAGTGCCATTCCTTAACATCTTCTGAGTACCAAAATTGCAATCTCATTTCCTTTTTTTTCTACTATAAGATTTTTTAGATTTTTTCTTAAAAACACCAAACTGTGCCATCAAATAAATTGAAAGCACAGTCCAGAAAACAACCTCTAATCCGATGTTATTCATGTTCATACCTTGTCAAATCTAATTTAATTAAAGGTAAACCATCCTCTTCTAAAGGTGTGGGTTCACCTATCTTGTCTAAAATTTTTTTAGGAATTTTTTTCTTAGTGATATCATAAGGGATTGGTGAATTACTCACACAAACCCTTATACATTCTAACTCTTCATCAGTGAAAGAAAATGTATTCATTACTCAAATTCTGAATCAGGCTCTAATGCAATAAAGTATGTAAGATTTAACTTACTATTACTAAACTTAGATAGTAATTTAGATGATACAATTACATCATAAGAACCGGGAATAATACGAATATTCTCTACCTTAAAATTAAATACAAAATCCTTATCTGTTTCACCTACAACAACTGCAAACTCATTTGATGTATCATTCTTCTTATCTCTTACAACTAATCTGACTGCACCATCTTTACCGATAGCAGACAAATCAGGTAATTGATATACTGCAGCAGCCTTGAGCATTTTCTCAAGTGCCTGACCATCTAATTGGAAACATACATCTTCAGTTGGAAGTGTAATCTCTTTATCAGGTGGTGCGATAATAACCTGTGGATCTGCATAGAAATACTTTACTCTTCTTTTACCTTCGCGAATAGTAAGATAAGTATCTTCAGTAAAATCTAAATCAGGATCGTGATGTAAACTCAATCCATTTAAAAATTGATTAAGATCATAGATGGCAACATCTCTTGGAAAATCTTCTGGAATCTCTGCCTCTGCAAGAATGTTCTTTGCGACAGATATAGTGCGTAACTGATTACCTTGCTTTACAAGTATAGAGTTATTAATACCTGCAAAGTTCTTAAGAATGTTTACAGTGTTGTCACTTAAATTCATGGTCATTTTAGGTCGTAATTTCATTAGGGCATTTGTTCAAAATCGCCAGATGGCATAGATGGTTTCCCGTAGTGCCCATCAAAATGTAATAGTAGCATAGCATAATGTATAACTTTTAGCAAGTCTGTTTTGTTTCTACCATCTTTACTACCATAACGACTTCCATACTTAAGTATATTTGCTTGACAGAATTGTGGTGCAATATCTCTAGCAGCCATCAGATCAATAGTTTGCACTTTACGAAACTCATGTTTTGTTCCTGTGTAGTGTCCTTGATATGTTCTAGAAACATATTCTTCAATATCTTTTAGAATTTCTTCTTCGTGATATTTGTATTGATGATTTCTTTGTGGTTCGTAATCCATTTTTTCTAATTGATCTCTATGATATTGTTGAGTCCATCCATCATTATAGAATGAATTTGCATTTGTAAAATGATGTGCCCTTTGGTCATCTACATCTGCCATATAATCACCGTAGTAATTCACTTCATAATCAAGACCGTCCTGCCAATCTGTATTATGAGGAATATCATATTCATCACTTTCTTGTGGTGTAATTTTAATATCAGTCATAGGGTAGTCCTTGTCAAAAGTGCCATTTAAAATTGAGCCTGCGAGACTCCATGCATTAACCATAATTGAATAAAAAATCATTTACAAGACTCTCTGCTTTTTCTTTCCCAAACTTACCAGTGAGAAAACCTGCTACTGGATCGAGTCTGGTCATGTAAGAATCAAAGTCTTTATATTCACTAGTATCTTTACCAGTTGGTTTCTTTAATTCTAGCATGTCTTTGTACTTAGTCAAGTAGGTTGTAAACATTTCAAGGTGATCATTCACATCTTTCATCTCGCATTTAGCAACATAAATGTTATCTGAGAAATGATTCCCTACTTCAAAGAAACGATAATCACCTTCACTCTTTGGCAATCCATCAACAGAGAATCTATAGTTCTCTACAGGATGTTGAAAGTCAAATACAATGATAACTCTCTTCTCATTAAACCCCATCAAATCCATACCAAAACAAGGGAGATTACTCCCTGTTTTTGGATAAAGAATGTTATTGTAGATGCAACACTTATCACTCCATATCTCAACCTCTCTTGACTTAATCAGATACTGATTAGTGTAGGTCTTTGCTAAAAGAGTCATCCCCTTTGACTCCCACTCGGCCCAAACACTATCGACTCCGTTATGAAGTGCGATAGTGTTGTGTAAGACCTCCTTATACTGTTTCCACAGATTCATTGTTCTCCTTGTCAAAGTCAACGTCTGCATCTACTTTATCATACAATTCCATAAATGACTGTTTTGTTTCGTCATCAAAACGATTGACACAAACTTCGATTGCTTTTGCCTTGTCATTAAAGATAGACATTGCACGAATGATGTGAACTAGACGACGAGTAGAGATGATCTCTTCGATACCACCATCATAGAATGTCTTACGAATGATGTCTGCCCAATCAACAAGTTTCTTGATAAACTTATCATCATAAACACCAACACTAGCAGAGTGTAGACGTAACATTCTCTCCTCTACTTTTGGATGAGGATATGACTGCTCAAAGGTCACAGGGAATCTTTCTAGGAATGCTTCATTCAATACGTTAGTTCCAATGAATCTACCATCATCTGATCCCTTTCCTTTTGTGTTTGCTGTTGCAATCACGTTGAATCCTGCAGCAGGTTTTACCCACTTACCTATCTTCTTCAAGAAGACACCTTTACCTTCAAGAATAGACTGTAAACATAAGATCTTGTTAGATGCTAGATCGATCTCATCTAAAAGGAGAATAGCTCCCCTCTCCAAAGATTCGATGACTGGCCCATTGTGCCAAACAGTGTTACCATCAACAAGACGAAACCCACCAATAAGATCGTCTTCATCTGTCTCTATAGTTACGTTAACTCTAATTAACTCTCTATTTAGTTGAGCACATGCCTGTTCAACAGAAAAGGTCTTACCATTACCAGATAATCCTGTAATAAATGCAGGATAGAATTGCTTGGACTGAATGATCTTTTTGACATCAGTGAAAGGGCCAAACTTAACAAAAGTGTCATCTTTTGTAGGAACTAAGTTTTGAACCTGTGGTGGAAGAACGGAAGGTTTTGCAAAAGATCTTTCAATGTCTTGAACTGCTGTAGCAGTAACTTCAAGATTCCACTTACCTTTAGTTACCTTAAACTCTCTCAACTTCTTTGTGACAGTTGAATATGAGATATCATTCATCGCACAGAATGCTCTAACATCAGGTGTGGTGAACTCGGCACCATATAGATCGCGTAGTTTAGATACGACTTGCTCTTTGGTCATCTTTAACTCGAATGTCATAATAATAAGGGGGTTTCAGTTATGTACTTATTATAACTGAAAAAGGGGTCTTGTGACCCCTTAGTGGACACTTTTTTAACTGTCCTATTTATGCTACCATCTCCACAAATTTGCTAAGAATCTTCTTGTTCATCTTCTTGTTTTTAAGAGTCTTAGTAAATGCAGCTTTGATCTGTGCCTTAGTTGCATCTTCAACAACTTCAAACTCTGTATCATTACGGATTGCAGATGTTGCAAGTGCAAGATAAACATCAAATCCTGCTTCTTTGTTATCAAGAACTAATGCCTTATTCTTTCTCCACTCAGCCAACTTAGTTCTATAGAAACTACCCTCTGTGTAATCATCACCATGTTGATTGCATAGAATGAAACGTGAACCTTCTCTTGAATCCATCAAACGAATACCAACAAAGTTTACATCAGGGAAAGTATCTGATATATCATTTAGAAATACCTTTGTGTATGAATACCATTGACCACCAAAAGAATGAGATCTACCTGTTTTACGATTGCGAAGAAATACACCGCCACCGATACTAGCATTACCAATAAATGGTTCATCTTCCCATCTTCTATGAACCTCACGATGGTATGAAGATGATTGTGCTTCACCATCAGTAAGAATCACACAGTTTACTTTCTCAACTCCATTCTCTTTTTGGAATTGTGGAATGATATCATGAAGTGTAATAACTGCTTCATTCAAAGGTGTACCGGATAGATTCATACCAATAGGAACAACTTTGTGATTGTGCCATCCTCTGAATGCAGATACAACTCTGTAAAGATTGATTAATTGACGATTAAAATCCTTTGTACGAACTTTACTGGAAAGGATATTCATCATTGCAAAGTTTCTGTCCATAGAAACTAGACCAGATCTCTCAACATACATTTGACTTCTCTCCTCACCTTTGTTGTAACTGCCTGTAAAAGCATAAACTTCAAAAGGAATCTGAACTTTCTTGCAGAACCAAACAAGATTATATAATTGCTTGATAGTATCCTGCATCACATGACTCATAGAACCTGACCAATCAAGAACAAATACTAGTCCGTGGTTTTTACCATCGGGCACGACAGAGATCTTTTTAAATAAATCCTCATTGAACTTATAAGTGTGAAGATTTTTGGTGTCAAGGATACCAGTGCGACTAGTAGTAGTGCGAGCATAAGCTCCTGCAGATTTGCGTCTCTCGAATTCTTTGACAAGATAGTTTACCTCCTTTTGTGCAGACTTTTTAAACTTAGCAAAGTCCTCATCTGTCTCCTGTATAAAATTGTATGTGTCTCTCATTTCAGCAAGAGTGAAATTAAATTCTGGAAGAGAGTTATCTCTTAAAATAGGAGCAGGTTCTTTGATTTCAGCATGTAACTTCTCAATCTCTTCATGAATCTCTTCATTAGGGATGATTATATTATCTAGGTTCAACTTTGGTAATTCTACATATACATTCTCTCTACCTTCCATCTGTGCAAGATTCTTAAGTGCATCTGCAAGAGCGTCAGCAGTTTCGATCTTGAGTTCGCCATCTTCAGCAGCACCAGCTCCCTGACCACCAATTGGTAGTTCACTTGGATTAGGATTAAGTTCAGAAGAATCAGAAGAATCATCACTTGATTCATATCGAGGATTAGACTCACCTAACTCTGAATTACTATCACCATCTTGCTCTTCGGAATCAGATTCAGATGAACTTTGAGCACCCATCTTCTCACCATCTTTTGCTTCACTAACTGCCTGTAACTGATCTGGTGTATTTTCTAATGCTTCCTTTTCTTTATCAAACTGTTCTTGACAGTAATCATATAGATCCTGAGAGATTTGAAGAACCTGATCGAATGTTTCACATGTATCAATTCTTCTTACAAAAAGAATCTCATCCTCTGCAAAAGGAATATCAAGATGTGTGCCGATCTTGTAGTGAAGATTGATACGATCTGCAAGATTCATCTTTGTAATATCTTTACCATCTACTTGAAAGAAATCCTGTAATACTAACTCTGAATATCCTTTGAAAAATGTCTTAGAGATACCTTCATAACGACGCTTCATCATTCTCTCAATACGAGCATCTTCTACGATGTTAACAAATGATGGATTCATTTTCCACTCCTTCTCTAACCACCAGTCTCTATTAGGAGTATAGAGTGCATGGCCAACTTCATGACTTACAAGCATATCAACAACCTTATCTGTTGTATCCCAAACAGGTAGAGTAAGAACACGAGTTGCGACATTGAAACATGCAGTCTCAACTCTCTTGTGCTCTACAATTAGATCTTCTGTAGCAAGTAATTTAGCAAGTTGTGATTTGATTTCGTATTGGATAGTCATGTGGGATCTCTGTTGATATATCCATTATAATAACAAAACCGTCCCGAAGGACGGTTGAGTGGACACTTTGTAAACTGTCTACTAGTCTCTCTGTCTCCAGTCATCGCTACGTTCTTGATGAAACCAATCTACGATCTCATCTGGATGATCGAAACCCCTACGGTGATTACTTGAATCGGGGTCTCCAATATTCAAGTTATTCAGAAAAGAATCGTTCGGATTTGTTGCTAGTCTTCTTGCTTGATTTAACATACCTCTTGCACTCGTATTTGCTTTTGCTAATTTTTGAGCCCATATCATATCATCTATACTAACCTCTGTTCCTGACGCGATGGATTTGCAAATGCCTTCTAGACGAAGACGATACTGGGTTGATAACATATTCTAATGTAAACGATTAAAAATATTTATGATACAATTTTACTGAAACCTCTGATTTTATCGAATTTGATGACATTTTCAAATTTATCATGCAAATCTGATTTGTGAGATATGACATATATGTTTGCATCCTTAATTATAAAACGAATAATTTTCATAAATTCATCCACACCAAATCCATCAAGAGAACTATCAAATACTTCATCCATGATTAATAGATTTGTATTGACAGAGTTCTTAACTCTAGCCACTTCTCTCCATGTGAATAGTAGTGCCAAATCAATTCTCATTTTTTCACCCTCACTAAATGAAGCATATGAAAAGTCTTCATGTATTGGTGATTCTACAGTTTCACTAAACTCCTCATCTAATTTAAAATTGATGTAAAAATCCATCATCTGCAGATAACGATTGATCTGCTGATTAATAAGTGGTAGATATTTTTTAATTATCTTCGTCTTAACACCATCATCTTTCAAGAGTGAGTATGCAAAATCATGATGTACAATGTCTTGATTCTTCTCAGATGATTCTGTAATAGTTGTTTGAAGACTTTCTTTGAACTCAGTTAGTTTCTCATGTTCAGTATTTCTGTTTTTAAGTTGCTCGGTAAATTTTTGAATTTCAGATTCCAAATCTCTGACTTGTCGCTGACAACCTGAGATTTTAGTATTATTTTGAGAAATGACATTATTGAGTTTAGAAATCTCCTTTGTGAGTTTAGTGAACTGACGCTCTCGATCTTCTTCGTTTTTAATTGCTTCTTCTAGTTCTTGATAACCAGATTGCAACTCCTTTGCCTTAGCTTGAGCATCAGCAATTCTATTTAACCTAAATGATTCTTCTATATCCTGATCACATGTAGGACATGTAACATTATCGGTAAAGAACTTATGTTCTTTGGTTATGGTTGATACTTTATTCGATATTTTACCTTTTAAATTATTAAGTTTCCTTAACTTTTTATCTGCTCCTGCAACCTTTTCCTGATCTTCTATAAGACCAGTTACCTCAAGTTCATACTCTTCATTAGTAAGAACATATCCATCAGTTTCTTTTATTAAACTATTAATTTTAGATTTCTTACCTTTAATATCTTCTTTACTACGATCTTCTATCTCCTTAATAAATTTTTCTTGCATCTTAATTTTATCTGCAAGAGTTTCTTTTTTAAGATTAAGTGATCGAACTCTTTCCCTTTTCTCTCTTAATTTATCTTTCAGTAAATTATTCATAAAAGAAAATATACGAATATCCAATAAGTCTTCAATCACCTCTCTTCGATTCGGTGCATTCAATTGCATGAATGGAACAAAGGTGCTACTACCCAGTATGATTATTTGAGTAAAAGATTTATAGTTTACTTTGAGTATCGTCTCCTCAAGTATTCTTTGATTTGATCGGTCATCAGCCTCACGATGAAGAGGTGTGCCATTTACCTCAATATCAAATGTATTTGGTTTAATGCCTCTACGAATCAAATAGTCTTTTGCGTTCACATCAAACTCAATCTCTACTAATGTACCCTTTTCATTAGTTGTGTTAATCAACTGTGATTTAGTGATCTTACGAAAAGGTTTATTAAACAATACAAAAGTCAGTGCATCTAACATAGTAGATTTACCTGACCCATTGGTTCCAATTATTAAATTTGTATTGTGTTGTAAAAAATCAACTTCTGTCCAGTGATCACCAGTGGAAAGAAAGTTTTTCCATCTAATCTTCTTGAATCTTATCATTACTAGGAGGAATCACAAAGTCATCAGGAGTGATGACAGCATACTTATAATTATACATCCTACATGTCTTTATGGCAAGCTCATCGTCAACTTCTACAACTTCCATTTGTTTATCACCATTATCCTCAAGCATTAAACCATATCTTGTAGCATCATCTTCCTCTTCAAATAAAAATAAAACTCTACTTCCTTTTTCATCAGAAACAGCATATGCTCCATCCGTTTTTCTATTTTTAAGTGTTAAGAGATACATTACTCTACCTCACAGGCTTGTCGGTATAAATCACGGAAGATATCTTTTACTATAGTCTTATCAAACTTCATTTCTGCTTCATCAATATAACGATTCAATATTGAAATAGTATTTTCATCCTCTTCAACTTCAAACTCTTCATTCTCTGCTATAGCAAAGTTTTCAATAATCTTCAGATCTTGAACACCTGCATTGAATAACTTATCAATAAACTTCTCAAACTCCTTGGGATTTGTCTTTTTACGAACAATAACCTTTACAATCTTATTTTCATACTGACTGGTGTTAAAGATACGATGATTAGTATCTTCGTAGTATATGTTATAAAACAATTTATAAGGATTATTAATTTCAAGTAATTCAAGAGTCTCAGTATCAAAGATATGAAAACCTCTTTTATCATTTACATCATTCCAAAACATCTCATAAGGATTACCCAAATAAAATATTTTACCATCATTTGAACGTGTATGAAAATGTCCAGAAAATACAGTATCAAACTTATCAAAGACACTCACATCCATACCTGTTTCCATCATATGTCCACGAGTTGCTCTGAATCCATTTAGTTCAAGATGACCCATGGCCACTTTAGATTTAGAACTTTTAATTACATCTAAGGTGTGTTCATAATTTTCTGTAGTAATCCAAGGAAGTAATAATATATCCAATCCACCTACTTGTATCTCCTTTGCACTTGAATATATTTCCCAATTTTTATAAGATGTAAGTAACAACTCAGGTGAGTTTACAAAGTTTGTATTCTTATAATATGCATCATGGTTTCCTGTTGCTGCATATACCTTATACTTCTTCAGTGGTTCAAAGACAACACGATTTGACCATTCAAGTGTTTGTAGATCAATAGCCTTACGACTATCAAATACATCACCCATATGAATGATAGTATCTATTCCATACTCTTCTAACTTAGGAAAAAATACATTCTTATAGAATAATTCAAAATAATCATGCAAATTCTTTGATCCCTTTCGTGCACCAAAATGGGTATCAGTTATAATGGCAATTTTCATCTATTCTTTTTCTGTGCAATATTGTCTTTAATTGTATTATACTCCGACATTGCTCCTGTCAATGCACCACTTTCTACAGTCATCACTTCATCAAATCCTGTCTTCTCAATAATCTTATTTTTAATATCTAATTGTTTCTTCTCCTTCTGTATGCGTCTCAGAAAGGCATAGTGTATGATTTGGGTAAAGTATGCAAAAGGATTACGAGACTTCTCTGGATCGAAATTATGGATGTATTGTACACAATTCTCAATACCATCTGATATCATATCATCACGGAACATATAATTAACGAAATTTGGTTTATATGACAGGTGTGTTGCAATCTTTAAAAAACAAGATCCAAGATAATTTGTGATCCGTGGTTTTGGTTTTCCCTCATCTGCAGCCTTAGCAACCTTTGCCCTATAAACAATCAATGCTTCTAGCAACTCCTTGTTATTTACATAATGCTCTGACTTCTTCTTCGGCATGTGTTTTACCTAACTGTTATTATTATAACACATTTTTGTGAGGTGACAAGGTGACACTTGACAAGACCCTCTAAAACATGTACAATCAACACTGTAAGGGTTGAAAGGGATATTAAGTATCTTTAGAGTTTTCTTTAAATAGCTTCTCCAAAGACTCACGTTTTTTTTCTACGCTCGATATAAGTCCAAGTTGTGAGTTTAATTTTACTTTATTATCTGTGGGTTTGAATACACCGAGGCCTTCGTTTTCTGCTTCTTCCACATATTGCTTGTATATATTAATTAATTTTTTATCATTACATTCTGTCATAGTAATTACTTTATCCATTCTTAATACAAACATATCCTCATCAGACATCTCCATCCAAGGTGTTACCTTTACATAGTTTATCCCACCAAAAGGTGATAGAGGTTTCATTATAATTGGATTGTGTAATATTAAAATAGGTTCATCTTCAGATTCATCCACACAAACAAGTGCGAAGACTTCTTCTCCGGACACAAGTTTAAGAATGCTGTAAAATTCGTCACCCATTCCGTCTTTCTCCAAATATCATGTCTTCTAAAGTTGATTCTCGAACACCTAAATGTTCACAAATAAGTTTATCAATAGCAGTATAAGTGTCAGATAATTTAATACAAGAACGACTTTTGACTGCTATTTCATCAATGTCACTCGTTGAAACAAGTGTACCCATTATAGATTTTTTAGCAAAATCACGGTATGCACCCATTTTTTTAATTCGTTCTTCAACAATTTTAGTTAAGTTGATAGTCACTTTGATGTCAGTGTCCATTATTTTTTAAGTGGAATTGAGATGATGTCATAATTAAAGTTTTCTTCGTTGTAGATTTTGATTCTTTCTACAAGATGATTCAAAGTGTAGTTTCTTCTTGTTTTGTAGGAAATGTCGTCAGCTATGTCATAGAGTGTTGCTTTTGTTTTGTTACTTCCTTTACGGAGAACCCTACCTATTGACTGTAAATTCCGTATTCGAGATTTAGATGGAGATGCAAAAATGACGTTATGAAGATTTTTAATGTTAATTCCTGTGGAGAAAGTCCCATAAGATGCGATGATAATAGCGTTGTCTTCTTTTTCAGTGATTTCTCTTACATTTTCTCTATCTTCTGCTACTACACCTCCATGTACAAAGAAGACTTCGCGTTGTTCTAGTACATTACTATTTATCATGTCATATAAGACCCTTCCATGAGTTTCAACTCTTGAATATAATATCAGAGTATTACCTTTTAGATCAAGTGCCAGATTACGAATAAATTTATTTCTCTGATCATGGTTAATTATATACTGAACTTCATCTTCAAATGTTTCAAACTTTGAAGCAGGATGTTTGAGTAGGAGAACATTTATGTCAAGTTTTGCAACGTGACCCTTCTTCATTAATTCGTCTGTCTTAATAATTTTATATGATGGGCCAAATAATCCTTCTAAAACCCACTTATGTGTTTGTGTTCCATCCAGTGTGCCAGTAAACCCAAACCGATGTTTGGCCTTGTGGAGTTTTGTCATTATAGATATTAATGACTTTGATTTAAACTGGTGAGCCTCATCCCCAATTACAACAGAGAATCGCTCAAAATACTTTCTGGGGAGTTTGTAGATTGATTGCCACGTAGTAATAATGACTTGAGAGTCTGTCTCTCTTTCTTTTCCTGCGTAAATTTTGTGACAAAATGAACCTACGTCCCATCCATAATCTGCAAAATCTTTATACATCTGTTCTACTAGGGAAGTCGTCGGAACAACTATCAGAGTATTTTGCTGCCTTTCAACATAATATCTCACAATCGAGTATATCATCAGAGACTTACCCGATGCAGTTGGGGATATCAACAACCTTCTATTATGTCTTAAAGCGTCGTATACTCCCTCAACTTGATACTCACGGGGAGAATACTTACTTATAGATGTCATATAATCTTTCACACCCTCATATGAGATATTCTCATTGACTTCAAAAGGTGTACCGAAAAATTTATTATCTAGAAACTCGTAGGTATATTCGTGATCTTCGCAAAACTTTTGTATCTTATCCAATAAACCAACGTAGATCTCTCCGTTCTTTACGTTGAATAGACGGATTTTACCATCCCAATATCGATTACGATATTGAGGCATGAATTTAGCTCCCGGAATCTCAAAGGTGAACTGATCTGACAGTTCATAATATACATGTGGATCTGATTCTACTTGAAGATAAACCTCATTCTTTTTTGATATACTCAAATGAGACATTACTATAGGAATCACCTATAGTTATTTATTACCCAAATCCAGACTGGAATTTATTCCATTCGATAGCATTTTTGATTTGATAAGTGCGATTTGAAACAACTCTTATTATTTCTTCAAGAAACTTAAGCATGACATCGTAATACTTTATCTTCATGTCTATCTTAGATAGTTTATCGTCAGCATCTAGGTGACGTTGTATAGCATCTTTCTCTCTTACCTTGTATGGAAATGGTTCTTCAGCATATACCTCTGCTGTGGCCTTACCAGTGTAGTAATTATATCTTTCCAAACGAATACGACTATATGACTCCCTTGCTTTCTCTCTGAGTAAGGTAATCGTATTGTATAGTGTGTAGTATTTTGAGTGAAGTTGGGGTATTTTAAGTGACTCATCATGTAGGTTATCAGGATCTATGACAGAATCTTTCTGCCACATCTCCTGAATTTGCTCAAGATTCATAAAAGTTTGCCAAATTTATCAGTTAGTCTGTATATAGTATAGCGGAAAGATGCACTTGCTGTAAAGTACTGTATGTCATTATCTGTAGCATCAAATGTTAAAGATGTCAATGATGTAGGAAATAAGTCTTGAAATTTGACTACTGCGACATCACGAAAGTTACTGTTTAGGATGTGAAGAGATCCATCACAGAATTGTTCTTCTAAATCACGAATACCATCTGAGTCAGTTGTTTTATCAATAAATTGTTGAGGAGACTCAGGAAAACCTAGTCCTGTCAACCAGTTATGAACTGCTGCATAGTTTTCCATATTCTCATCAACTAAGAATCGAATATCTAAATCTCCATATGTTAATTTTTCACCGGGTACATCAATAGTTTTTAAGTATGATGGTTGTTGATAAGTGCCGAGAGAGATTTCTGGTATCGATGCAGAGTTACAAAAGAAATCTATCTTGGGAAATTTTGCAAGAGAAAACTTAAAACCTACTGGTGATAGGTAATTACGATTTTCAATTTGCCCTGCAAGAGGGCCTCTGTTAAATGATGAGGTCATTTTTTAGTTTTCTTCTTCATAGAATTTATGAACTTTCGATATACTGCTGCCTCTGATGTCTTACCCATTACTCTTGCTCTCTGCTCCATAGCAATCGCTGCTTGAATTTTATGAGCATGCGATCTTGAAGATTTACGTATTTTTGAAACAGATGCTTTTGCAGTTGCGACATCCTTGAAACCAAGTCCATGAATAGTTCCTTTAGGATCTTCATCCGTATATAAATCAGAATGTTTTTTTGATTTAGCAGGTTGTCCCTTTTTTCTAGGAATTCTGGGATTTGATTCTGCTAGGAATTCTTTTAAGGTTTTCATCCCCCGTTCCCTCCACCGTTCCCTCCCGAAGCTCCACCACCATTCCCACCAGAATGCCCGTTAGAACCATTACCGTTACTAGAACCGTTACCATTACCGTTGCCATTTCCATTTCCATTCCCATTTTTAGGCTCCTCCCTATTTCTACCTATCATACCATAAGGATAGTATGGATAGCGTTTTGTTGGAACACAACTCTTAAGTTTTGTATCAAACCTATGACCTTTTGGGCATTTTGGAGATTGTGATTCTTCTATAAATTTAGAAAAATTCTTAGTCATTGATAATCATGTTATACCATTCTTCACTCATACCACTGATAACATTATCAGCGTCAGTCTTGGTAGATGCATAACCTTCTTCAATTAAATGATTTACAAGTTGCTCGTAAATCTCTTTTGCCTTTTTTGCTTGGCGAGGTGATGGGTTCATTTCAGATATGTTTTTAGTTATTTAGTTATTCTGATACGACAGTTACACCTGACCATCCACCATTCTTACCATCATCATTTTTTGTAAGATAAGTTGGATCAACTTTATATGTTCTGCGTTTACTAAAATCATCACTCCATTTTGCAAATCCTTTTACTGATTCAACATAATAAATGTCTTTACTATTGTCCAGACTGCTCTTCTTCTTGATGTAGTATGTCATCTTTCTTAAGTCGTTTTTTCAGTAATTTTGCATAGTAAACATCTTGTTTGCTATACAATTTAGGATTTTTCTTTGCCCTTTTGATAATAAGCTTTGCTGCTTTTTTATCTTTCATATAGGTATTTATATCATAAAAAAAGGGAGGTCGCCCTCCCTTTTTCAAACTTAACTTGTGTTATACAAAAAATACTTCCTTACAGTAACGTTTACATATGTGTGAGTCATCACTACAATCTATGAGGCACTCGTAGTATTCATCGATTAAATCGTTTTTCGGTTCATCGAAATGTTTTGAACCTGCCAACTGATTGAAAGAAATTAAATTGTGCATACTTTTTTATCCTATAATGATGACAATTCTTCTATTTTTTAAACTCATAATATAGAAGTTTTAGAGCATCTTGTTGTCCCTAATTCTACTATTATTTATTGAAAAGTGTGCATTTCCTAAAGAAAATCTTAACAAAAAGAAATGCCTACGCACATATACCTAGACAAAAAAAAGAGACCCATTTGGGTCTCTTGAAAAGATATGTAAAATGAATTACATAAGGTTTGCAACCTTAACTCTTCTGTAGTAACGGTTAGCATTAACTGCAAGACGACCAAGACCTTGATCAGTTCCTTCAGCGAATGGGTTAGCAACCATACCGTATCTGGTTTTGAAACCAATTTTTGGTTGGAATGTATCCTGACCAACTGCACGAACCATCTGTAGAGGAACGTATGGGCAGTAGAATAATCCAGCATCATAAGGAGATGTACCCTTATAACCAACAACGTAATACTGATTGTCGTCGTTGTTTGCTGCG